CACTCAATTGGATGACCGTACTTTTCAACGGTGTGCTTTAACTGCTCGGTAGGCACAATGAGCGCCATCGCCTCCAGCACGAAAGCCCAATGCGTCGCCTTGGTTGCCTGTAATCCTGATGGATACCATTCGGAATTGTTGTCGCTCCAGCACCAAGTTTCGATGTAAAGGTTTCCAGTATTTCTCCAGCGCTTATCTCGCTTGACCTCAACAGTCTCGATGTTAAGTAAAGATTTAATGTAGGACTCACCCGCTTGTCCGTATCGTAAATCTAAATCAAAGTCAGAGCGCTTTACATCGTCCATGGATTTGTTTGTCCAATCGAAATAGGTGCAACGGTAGGGATAATGTTCTTGTTTTCATATACTGCGAGAAGTATCGCTTCGGCTCGGTCAGGGCTGTGAACGCCACGCCGTTTCATGTCAGCCTTGGCTTCAATCTGTATGCGACCTGACGAATCAGATTTATAGGTAGGTCCTGCTAACTGCGCCAAAACTTGTCTATCGACATCAAGGCGTAATTCCTGCCTGTCATCTCGAGGCTGCAAAAGGGTACGAGCGTTCCACCACATTTCTGCTCTTTGATTCTTGAACTTAGTTTGGTCTTTCGGCTTCTCAGCAACATTGACCCCAATAACCACCGCTCGCAATCCACGCTCTTTTACCCATCTATCTAAAAGGGAGACGACACCCCAGCCAACTCCAATCGTGTCAATCTTGACGCGGACTAAATCCGATAAGCCTCTGTCTTTGTGAATGGCAACTGCCTTCTCAATCTCAGCAATGACCACACCAGCGACATCAACAGCGTTTGCATTGACCTTGCCTGAACTGCGATGAATAATCGATGCGACATAACCATCCGCCTTTGCGATAACAAATTCATCTCCACCATCGGATGCAATATCCACACCCAATCGGATAACTGCGCTTTCCAGCATCTCTTCGTTTTGTGTTGCCAACTCAGCCCAATGGTAGGGAATGACCTTGCCTGTTCCCGTTTGTGGGAATCGTGCATGAACACGGGCTTCAACGAATGGAGAATCTTCTCCGAATTCGCTGATTACATCATCAACCCAAGTTTGGTCTACTAAGTGCGTTGCCACATCATGAGCCTCGACATGCGGTGGACATGACCGACATTGACCAGTCGCCTCACCCGTAAAGTTTGGTGTATCAAAAGCGCTAATCGGCAAAATGTTATAGAGCGGACTCGCACAGATTCTTTCAAACCATGACTGTTCTTGGTCTGTAGGCGGGTTTCCCAATACGAGAAGGCGTGTGTGTCCACCTGTCATGAGCGCTTCAAGTGCGCCACCAATCTTGTCTGAGATACCTCCAGCCTCATCAACCACAATCAATAAATGCGGTGCGTGGATACCCTGAACTGCTGCCTCATTATTATCGGCAGGACGGAAACCGTAGGCAACTACCGTGCCATCCATTTTCCATTCGGTAGTTAAAATCTCTCCAGGCAATTCATGGGATGTGTGAACTTTACGAATCTGCGCCCACATGATGTTTCTAACCTGTTTGAAAGTCGATGCCGTAGTAATCGCAATCGCTGTTCCAGGAGGATGAACTGAAATCCACCATGCAACGGCTCTTGCTGCTAAGTGAGATTTTCCAGGTGCGTGACATGCTGGCACTACTGTTCTTTTGTTATCGCGAATGGACTCAAGAATCTCGCGCTGCTTTGACCACAGACCTTCGCCTAATCCATCTTGAATGAATCCAACTGGGTCGTTCTCCCAGCGCCCCCACGGGTTATCAATCTCAGCATCAAGGATGACCGATAGCGCGTACTTCTCATCATCTGTGAGTGAGAGATAAATCTTTGTTCGCTCTTCAGGTGTGGCATTGAGAACGAGGTCTACCAGCCGTTCACCCATTTTTACCTCTTACGAATCGCTAGAACTTTTGCAATCTTATCTTCTAAGTCGCCCATTTCAACTTGGATTTTAATTGGGTCGCCGTTGTTTCCACCAATTTCAAACTTCTCTGTCTTTCCGAACTCCTCGGGAACTTGACGCTCCAACCACCACGCCGCCGCTCTCCAATCACCATCGTTACCGCTCTTGGCAATAACTGCAACTTTTTTAGCAATTGCCTCTGCTCTTGCTTGCTCAACTCGCTGTAAAAATTGCAGAAATACAACTTCGGTTGCATTAGATTTTGCGGTCATTGATAAAGATAAGCGCTCGCGTTCTGCTAATCCGCGACTCATCCAGTTATAGAAAGTCTTTTCGGCTATCCCTGAAGCGGTAACTGCCTTTCGAACAGGTGTACCAATTCGGATGTAGTCAAGCAAAGTTTGTTCCTTTGAGACATCGAGAAGGGCTGTCTTTCGTCCCGCGTTGCTCTTTGGCTTTGCTGTTGGTTTCTTCTTTTCAACTGCCATCGCCATTAAAATTCCATCCCGATGTACCAAAAGCCGAATTCAAAATAACAGTTATATTTCGAGATAGTGAAACCAATTGCAAGTCCGCCTGTGCGTCCATACATAAGCCAATGCTTACCTAGTTTTTTCTCCATGGGTTTATTCTACCTCCATTGAACATGCTTCAAGTGGCAAACCTAATAACTGCGCGATGTCTTTCCAGTTATAGATGGCGTTAGCCCATTCATTCAAATCTTCAGTATGAACTCGCATCGAGTGTTCACCGACTCGGATTGTAGAACGACCCACAGGAATATGCCCTGGCTTGGATTTTCCCCCCGCGAGAATCTCAGCCACTTCTTCAGGACTAAACCCTGTTCCCGTTAGATTTGTTGTCGTGAGAAGTTTGTTCAACTCCTGTGGGTCGTAGGTTGCAAGGTCGCTGGTTCGATTATCAACGATGAGGATTTTGATTTCCTCAATGTCATCAACATCAATCCAATGAACCGCAATCTTTTCCCATCCTAATTGAACTGCTGCCTGATATGTGTGATTTCCTGAAAGTATGTGTCGTGTCCGCTTATTGACCACGATAGGTCGATACTGCCCCATCTTGTTAAGGGACTCAATAATCGAGCCTATGTCGCCCTCACGCGGGTTCATAGGGTGAACCTTTATCTCATTGATGCCAACTGTCTCGACATCCTCAATCTTTGTATCGCTCTTCTCCCCGTTTGGCTCGGGTTCAACTGGCTTACGCTCGGGAAAGCCCAATCGGGTTTTAATCTCTTTGATGGCTTTTTGTTTTGTCGGTGCCTCGGTGTATAACTGCTCTTTCCAAGCCTTGTACGCCTCGCTATCGACCAAAAACTTCCATGCCCCTATCTTTACTTCAGGCTCGCTAGGTAAAGGCTTAAAGGCAATCGAACTCTTCTCTTCACCGCTGGTCAATCGGTCAAGGGTTTCAACCTCAGAAGCGCTAAATCCCGTTCCCTCCAACTCAGGCAAGGCTTGCAGCAAACTCTTCAAAAGAGGCTCGTTATATCCTGCAAGGTCGGTTAAGCGGTTATCGGCTAGAACTATCTTTCGGGCTGCTACTTCATCAACTTCGATATAAGTAACTTTAATTTTCTTCCAGCCGAGTTTCTTCGCCGCTTTGTAGGTGTGATTACCAGCAAGGATAAAATTCGTACCGTACTGGACGACGATAGGGCGGTATTGTCCGTGCGCTTTAAGTGATTGTGCAATTGCGTCGATGTCTCCACGACGCGGATTTGTTGGGTATCCCTCGAGCGACGAAATAGCAACTGAATCAACCTGCCCTACCTTGATGTTGGCTTTCATTACAAAGTTGGTTTCGCTGGGCGTCCTCGTCTGCGTACGAGATTACCTTGAGAATCGAACTCAGGTTCTCTTGAGATGTCATTGCGGATGATTTTGTAAATCAATTGCTCTGATACTCCCATTGCTTCAGCAATCTCACGATAGGTAATGCGCTGTTTGCGAAGTCGAAGAATCAACTGCTTGCGTCGCTTACCTAAATCTTGAATCTGTGATTGATGAGTGCGAATAGCATCAGTCAAAATCTTTACCTCGTCAAGACCTTTACCGTCTAACTCCGTTGCTTCCATTACTGTTGTCATTCTGCTACTCCCTCTTCGAACAGGCGTTCGACTGCTTCATCGAATTTAACTTTTTTCTCAATGTGGTTTGCTGTTGCTAAAAACTCTAACTGTGTTTTGGCTCTTGCTTTATCAAGGGCTATAAACATTGCTAGATAAAACGGGGCAACGATTAAACCTGCGAAAGCAAGTGCAACTGCTGTCCAAAAGAATTCTTGGTTCATCTAAACTTCCTCTCTTTTTCTACCCCGCGTATGTAAAGCACTAATGAATTTTTGTCGTTGCGTGGCGGTAAGAAAATTAACGATTTCATATATTGCGAAGAGTCATCGGGTAAAACTCCTGCATCAACAATTCCGTCAATCGCCGCCTTTACAGATGGATTACATGCCCCTACATCTTGAAGGCGACCCCCTTTTTGATGCGGTTCAACTGTGACACTAATCCATGCCATAGGAGGTATCCTCTCACTTTTAGCCAAAAGTTGAAAACCGAGTCTCCACTCTTTCGTAAGGGTTGCTCTTTCCCAGCGGTTCCCAGCGCGTTCGGCGTTGGTCGTCCAAGGACGCTGTTCGAACTCAAGTCGGTAAATGACCTGTTCGGCTTCTTCGGCATGACATAAGCAATACATGGGTTAAGCATCAGAGCCTTCTTCCCGAATGTCAAATTGCTCCTTTTGTCCTAAATTGTCTATTTTCCACCATTTGCCTGAATTGTCACGAAATGGTATGTCTTGGGCGGATTCGACTTTCATAATCAGATAACCCAACTCACGGGCTTTGTCACGATTAGATTCGACCCAGCCGTGACAGCCAGTAGTTCCCGAGCCACATAATGCAATTAGGTTTGCGGGCTGGTGGAGCAACTCATTCTTTGAGCCTCCCATCATTCGAGGTCGTCTATGGTGAACTGATACGCCCCACAGAAAGTCCTCGCCACACTTTTCGCATTTGTATCCGTTGCGACCTAGGACTGTGAATCGGGTTTCGTCACTAACTTTGAGAGGTCTAGGTTTAGCCATTGAAGTCTCGAGTCCGCGATGGCGTCCAAGCAAGCAGGGCAGACCTTTGCGCTCGTCTGCGTCGCCACATGTACAACCAACCTACAAATCGCAATATCCTCATAGGTCAGATGCCAACTGCCCATTATCAGTTTCCAATGAAGCATCTTTCCCCTTTTGAAAATTCTTTCGTATCTCTTCTAAATACTTTTGCGCTTGGTCATACGACAAAGCATTTTGTTTTGCCTCTTCGAACTCACGGCTAATCGCCTCACTTCTAAGGCGCTCTTTTTCCGAGCCAACACGAACTCTCCAATGCCGATTCAGATGGCTGGGGTTAATCGCTTGGTCAGAGTTAGCGTAATGGAAAGAAACGATTTTCTTCGCTTCGGCTAAAGTCATGTCAGAGTCAAGTGATTCTGCCCATGAACGAACCTTCAATTCATCAACCTGAACTCGAAGGTCATAGATGCCCACAAAGCCGAGCAGGAGTGCGATGTCAGAAAGATTCATTCCGTAATTTTTCTGATAACTCGATTGCCTTGATTGCTCCAGTTTCATGTTTGGTCTTAACTCCTACTCCCCTAAGAACTAAATCCATTTGACGCATCGTGGGAACTGTCCCAATGTAATCAAGTGCCAACTCAATCTGTTGCTCGCTATAGCCTCGGGCTTCGGCTGCCTTGGTTATCTGAAGGAGCGAGTGCCATGCTCCCTTGCCTAATGGTTTAACTCTTTGCTTTTCCCACCATCGTCTAGCAACTACTTCAGCGAGCGCGATAACTGCGATAGCAGTTTCGTCGCTCTTTGTTGTAGATAGGACGGGTGTATAGGACGGATGCTGCGGAGTGGAGTTGGGGAGTGAAGCCTCCAAAGTTGGGGAGTGAGGGGTATCTGAGTTGGGGAGTTCGTCATCTTCGATGGGTAAAGCCT